CTTTGGAGGTTTCCGTGGCGGGTGTGCACGTTGCCGTCGAGAGCGCTTTATCTCTTCTCTCCACACACGAACAAACGTCGTGGCGGGCCGAATTGGCGCGCACTTTGGCGTACCAGTTGGACGAAGAACCGAATGCAAGTAATGCCCGCGAGCTGCGGGCGCTGATGAAGGAGATCTCCGACGAGTCGGGGGTTGCCGTGAAGGGGGACCTGAGTGACGATCTCGCCTCCCGACGTGCTAACAGGATCGCAGCAGCCACGGGTTCGTAATTGCCCGGAGTATGAGTACAGTTCGGGCCCGGATGCTGTGGAGATTTACGAGCTCACTGGGCGCCGGTTGGATCTGTGGCAGAAGTCGTCGCTGGCTGATCATTGTGCGGAGAAGCTGGACGGCTCTTGGCTGACTTTAGAGTCGGCTCAGGAGGTTCCTCGGCAGAACGGCAAGGGCGAGATCATCAACGCCCTGATGCTGCTGCACCTTTTCGTTCTCGGTACTGAGACGATTGTTTACTCGGCCCATGAGTTCAAGACGGCCAAGGAAACTTACCTCAAGATTTACGCGCTGATCAAGAATACCCCTGAGTTCGACAAGAAGGTCAAGTACTACCACAACTCGAATGAGGATACGTCGATTGCGCTCAAGAATGGGCAGCGGTTGCGGTTCCTTACGCGGTCGAAGGATGGCGGTCGAGGTTTCACGGGTGACGTGATCATCTTCGATGAGGCGTTCATCCTGGCGCAGTCCGCGTTGGCGGCGCTGCTCCCGACTTTGTCGTCGAAGAAGAACCCGCACATCTACTACTTCTCGTCTACGGGTAAGGACACGGGCGAGTCTGACGTGTTCCGCAAGATCAAGGAACGCGGTGAGGCTGGCGATGGTGCGCTGACGTGGCTTTCGTACTCTGCGGACCCTAAGACGGTGGATCCTGATAGCGCGGAGTCGCGAGCTCAGGCAAATCCGGCGTACAACATCCGCATCTTCGACTCGTTCATCGACGTCGAGCGTAAGAACCTGTCCGAGATGGACTTCATGCGCGAGCGCATGGGCGTTTGGGACGACACGAAGACGGCATCCGTCATCGACCTTGACGCGTGGGCAGCGGCCGGCGACGCCATGTCTGAGCCCATGGACCCCGTGTGCTTCGCTATCGACGTCCCACCGGACAGCTCCTACACGTCTATCGCCATTGCGGGCGTGCGTGCGGACGGCCGCGTCCACTCAGAGGTGGTCAAGCGGTCGACTGGCACCGGCTGGGTCGTCGACTACGTCGAGCAGTTGAGCAAGAAGTGGGCGCCGACAGAGATCGTGCTTGACGCGATCGGTCCGGCCGGTGACCTGCTGCCTTCGTTCAAGGTGGCGGGCGTCAAGGTCGAGGTTGTGTCCATGCGCGAGTACGGGCAGGCGTGCGGCGGGTTCAAGGCGCTCGTGGTGGAGGACAAGTTCCGCCACAAGGAGCAACCGGGACTTACCGCGGCCCTTCAATCGGCCCGCAAGCGCCCGTTGGGCGACTCCGGCGCGTGGGGCTGGAATCGCCGCGACGATACCGACATCTCGCCTCTCGTCTCCGTGACATTGGCGACCTATTCATATGTGCGCTCGGCGTTGAAGCCGAAGCCGAAACCGAAGACCCGCGTGTGGCGGTAGAGGGGTGGGTCATTCGTGGCTGAATTTGAGGACGTACGGGACCGGTTGTTGGCGAAGCTGGGGGTGGAGACACCCCGGTTGGAGATGTACGACAACTACTTTGAGGGCGAGCAGCCTCTAAAGTTCTTGGCACCGGCGTTGCAGCAGCAGTTGGGCGACAAGATCGCCGAGGTTGTGATCAACGTGCCGCGTTTTGGTGTCGAGGCGTATGATAACCGCCTTGACATTCAGGGGTTTCGCTTCCCGGGCATTCCGAATGCGGATGATGACCTGTGGGGTGTGTGGCAGGCGAATGACGGCGACAGTTTGGCGCAGCAGGCCCATCGTGAGTCTTTGGCGTTGGGTCGTGCGTACACGATTGTGGGTGAGGGCGAGGATGATATTCCCCTCATCACCGCCGAGTCGCCGTTTGAGGCCATCCATGAGGACGATCCGCGTACTCATGAAGTCAAGTACGGCGTGAAGCGTTGGACCGACGAGGATAAGACGATTTGGGTGGACTTCTTTCACCCGTACGGTCGCCAGACGTGGTTTCAGACGGAGAAGGCGAAGTCGTACACGCTTGAGCGTAGCTTGACCGAGGAGAACGACTTCAATCTGTGCCGCATGGTGCCACTGATCAACGATCCGCGCATGTTGGGTCGGGTGAAGGGCGCTAAGGGGTTCGATCAGCGCCTCGGTCGGTCTGTCTTCCACGATGTGATCGGCCCGGTTGACGCGCTTAACAAGACCCTCACCGACCTTCTTACCAGTGCGGAGTTCCACGCGATGCCGCGTCGGTGGGCTACGGGTCTCAATGAGGATGACTTCGTTGATGAGGCGTCTGGTGCCCAGCTGGAGACGTACAGCTTGGTTGCCGGCCGTCTTTGGGCGACGGAGTCGGAGAAGGCGAAGTTCGGTCAGTTCGATGAGGCCGACTTGAAGAATTTCCACGAGACCGCGCGTTTGTGGTTGCAGCTCGCGGGCACCTTGCTGGCTCTTCCCCCGCACTACCTCTCCTTCGAGTCCCAGACTCCGCCGTCTGCTGATGCAATCCGTTCGTCGGAGGCGCAGTTGGTGAAGCGTGCGGAGCGGAAGCAGTCGACGTTGGCTGGCCGTTGGGAGCGGGTGCAGCGCCTGGTGTTGCTGACTCAGGGGCGCCCTGACTCGCTCGACTTGCGTCGCATTGAGACGTTGTGGACCGATCCGGCTACGCCGACGGTTGCGCAGCGCACGGACGCGACGGTCAAGCTGTTCACGGCGAAGGATGGCGCTGGTCGTTCGTTGATTACGGCTGAGCAGGCTCGTGAGGATCTTGGTTATTCGCCGGAGCAGCGTAAGCGGATGAAGGACTACGACGACGGGGACACGAACTCTGCGCTTGATGCGGCGATTCAGATTGCTGCTGAGCGCGAGTCTGCCCCTGCCTTGACCGCCTAGCTAGAGGAGCGTCATGCCGTCTGTGGATGACATTGCCCTGGGTCACCAGGCGCGCCGCATCGCTCTTAGCGACCGCACATCTCTTGCTGCTCTCCGCCTCTTCCGCCGCGCTGATGTAAGCAACCTCGATGCGTCGTGGAACGTTCTGGCACCGCTTCTGGTGGATGTGGTGGCGGAGGGTCAGGTGACAGCGGCTACGTCGTCTGCGTCGTACATCCGGTCTGTGGCGCGTGAGCAGGGTGTGGCGCAGGGGTTTGACACGGTTATCCCGGAGTCGTTTAGCAACATGGTGGCGACGGGTGATGATCTTGGCGCGGCGTTGTTTACGGGTGTGACTACTACGAAGTCGTATATTGCGAAGGGTGTGGCGCCGGCTCGTGCGTTCGAGATCGGCGCCTCTGTGTTGGCGGCGATTGCGAAGTCTGCTGTCAATGACATGGGCCGTGAGAGCGATCGTGTGACTGCGAGCTCGGCCGGCTACACGCGGTATGTGCGTGTGGTGAACCCGGGCGCGTGCAGTCGTTGCGCGATCTTGGCGGGTATCGGTTCGTTCGCAACAGCGTTCAAGCGTCACCCGGCGTGTAAGTGTACGGCGGCTCCGATCAAGGGCGACGGTGATGATGCCCCGGCTGGTTTGTTCAACAGTCCCGGCGAGTACTTTGAGTCGCTGTCCGCTGCTGAGCAGGATCGCATTTTCACAGCGTCGGGCGCTCAGGCCCTGCGTGACGGCGCGGACTTTAGCTCGGTCGTCAATGCGCGTCGTGGTGCGTATGCGGTGCCGGCGCGTGGTGGCAAGCTGCCCCCGTTCGGGTTCCGTAATGGTAAGCCGGTGAAGGCGTACACGGGCGAGGGCACAACACTGCGGGGTTCGTTCGGTCGCGCTCAGTACCGGCGCAACCTGGAGGCGCAGAAGGCTGTGGGTGACCGGTACCGGCGCACGACGACGCGCCGGCTGACACCTGAGGGGATCTACTCTGTGGCGGGGGGCGATCGTGAAAAGGCGTTGGAGCTGCTGTCCTACTACGGGTACATGTAGCGCCCACCGTTGTTATACCTGGGCGTCAGGTATAACAACGATGGTCGCCCAGTGTGGTGCGCGTTCGCGTACGAAACTGGTCAGACGAATCCGCCTGTAGCTCTTCCCGGGTGCCCGTATGGGTACTAAGGTAGCCGTATGGACACTGACACTAGGAGAGACGCAAAGCCAACTGCGGGCGCCATCGTTGAGCGCTTGCGCAAGCAGTCCGGCGATTACGGCTTCATCCAGCGGCACCAAGAGAAGCTCGTGGGCGACTTCGATTGGGACCAGTCAGACAAGCTTGTGTGGGATGCTGCCGATCTTATCGAGCGGCAAGTCGATGACATTGCGCGGCTTGACGGCATGCTCGACCGGCTTGCGGGCATTAGTGACGACAACCTTGCCCGCGCCCAGCGCGCCGAGGCGAAGCTCCGCCGGATCGCAGGTGACTCGTGAGTCATCCTGCTGATGTTGCGACACGTGACGAGCTCGAAGACATCGCTGCGGCCGCGAACCAGAACCGTGACGGCATCCCGCCCGTCCGGGCTCTGTACCGGCACGGCATCCAAGCGGGCATCGACTGGTGCCGTGCGCAGATGGCTGACGATGTGCCAGTCAAGCGGGTCGCAGGTGACTCGTGAGCGCGGCGTTGGTGTCGCCGGATGAGGCAGATGAGTTGCTGTTCTGGTTTGCCGCTTACCAGTCGTTGCACCCCCATCGCGGAGTGCCGGAGTTCGCGACCGAGTTAGCCGACAAGTTGCGTGTTATCGCAGGTGTTTCATGACTCTCGTGTTGGTGCTTACCGCGATTGGTTTGGGCCAGGTGATCGGGTGGGCGTTGTACTGGTTCTTCCGTCGCAACACGTCGTTTGCGGTCCTGCTGGGTCGGTCCTCAGCGCGGAAGCTGTCGTTGGGTGCAGCTGCAAGTCGCAGCCCTTTTGATGACCACCTTACTGATTTCCGACGCGAGTTCGACCGCGTTATTGCGGAGATGGAAGGGGACGAGTCGTGAGCTGGTGGGCGGCGGTTGCTACGTGGTTGTTCTTGATCGGCTTGACACTTGTGGCGGATGCTTATTGGCCCCAGAGTCACGGTGTTGCCGTCCGCCTGTTTTGGGGCGTGACGCTGATTGCGGTTGCTGTTGGTGTGGTTGTGAACTGGTGGGAGAGGACCCGATGACTGATTTGACGCCCGCTGATTACACGGAGTACGCGCATCATTTGCGTGTGGCTGGGCAGACGGTGACGGCTGACGTGATCGACGCGCTGGTTGCCGAGCACCTGTACTCGATCGGTGCGGTGCCACTGTGAGCGCCCGGTTGCAGGCGAAGGACATCGCCGACGACGCTTTTCTGGACGCGATCGACCGGGTGTGCACGATCCGCGGGTTTCATGGGTTTGGCGCTAGCCGGTGGGATGTCGCCGCTGTCCTAGCCGGCGATGACGAGCGCGTCATCGAGACCGCTCGTACTGCGAACATTCCCGGTGCTCATGGCCCGAGGATCAAGGACTACGATGCTTTCCCAGACAAGCTAGTGCTTGCGAAGGCGCGCAAGCTGGTCCGGCGTGGTGTGATTGATGGTTGCGTGTGCGGTTGCCGCGGCGACTTTGTGCCGATGACGCGTGTCAAGGAGCGTGGCTGGTGACCGCCACCCCGATTTACAACGCCATGGTCGTAGACCATTGGCGCACGCGTCGATGCCTTTCGCGTATCGAGATGGATGATCTGTCATTCGAGACGTGTCAGTTGCTTCGTGGTCACGATGACTTGCATGAGTTCCGCAGTGATCTGTGGGCGTCTGGCTTTGCGTGGACGGACGAGGAGGCCGGCTGATGACCGAGAATCGCATCAACTTGGCCTTGGCCCGCAAGGTGTTCGCGAATGCCCGCCGTGATGGCGACACCCACGTCGGCGACACGGGCATGGCCCTGATCGCCGTCTATACCCGTTTGGCGCGTGCTGCTGGTGAGATCACGGACGAAACCCCGGAGCAGTACCGATGAGTGAGACGCCGATCTACGACGCTATGCGTGCAGAGCGTGACAACCAGTGGTGGTTGGCGAAGGCGTTGTGGTCGCGTGCTGTCGACCGCTCCGGCTTCGACCCGGTGTTCATATCTGCGATGTCGATGGCGGGGATGTGGTCGATGCCGGATTGGGCCAAGTTCATCAGCGACGGCCAGTAGGCCAGCAGATTGTTGGCCGTTTGCGCAACGACCTGTTGCGCACACCGTATTCATTTTATTCTATTTTCCCGTTGTGGCCTGATAGCTGGGTAAGTACGGAGGTTAGGGCGCTGAGCTAGCCGGGCGCCGTGTTCCTACGTGGTCTCCGTCGCCACTGGGGGTCGACTCTGCTAAGTCGGCCCCACTCAAACTCCCTGGATGCTTCGGCTACCAGGAGCCGCCCCATATTGGGGCGCGCATAGTCCCGCCGCTGTTGTGGTGGCGGGTTGTGGGGGTTGCCGTAGCCGACGTGCACGGTTTCACCACATGTACCGGCCCGTCACGACGGGGTCCGGGAGTGGCCGCTAGGAGTTCCCGGGGGATACCGGGGCCTAGCGGCTACGTTTGTCTCCGAATGTATCCCCCTGTCTGTGACAAACGGAGAGACATGCCCCGTTTCTGCCTGTTTCGCTATATGTGGCACGATTCCGGTAGAGTAGGCATTGCTCGCCGGGTTGTGCATGTCGGCTTGGGGTGTAGGGGCGATCTGGCTTTTCGGGCTGGGTCGCCCTGTTCCGTTTGTGGGCTGTGACCCACCGGTACCCATGCGGCTACCACATGCCCCCGTTTTCCGATATGCTTGGCACTGTCGGTGTAGAAGTGTTTCTTCCGCCGGCTCGACGTTCTGATTCCGCTTGTCGAATCAAGTCTCTCTTTGGTTGCTCCGAGAGCGAGGCGATCGCACGAGGGCTCCCAACAGGGCGGATTGAACCCACGTAGTTGTGGGAAAGGCGTGGCCCCCGGCCTTATACGGGGGCTTTTTCGCGCCCTGATGAGAGGAACACCATGAGCGACATCACCCCCGCAACGGCTGTTTACGCCGACGGAAGCATCCCCGAGGTTGACGTCAATGGCATCCCCATCATGTGGGATCGCTCGGGCGAGTAGCTGATGGCTCGTGAGTGGTGTTCGTGTGGTGCGGCTATTCGTGGCCGCCGTAAGCACATCCTCGAATGGCGGACGGCACACCTGCACACGTCTGGTGAGCCGGATCCGGAACCGCGGATGGATGGTTCCCACGCGCAGGTCGAGTTGGCTGGTGTCCCTGATCTGACGGTTTGGAATGAGCACGGTCCTGTGCGGCCGAACGTCATCGGGTTTCAGGTCATTGCGCGTGACGGCCAGCAAGTCGTCCCCGAGCCGCGCCCCTTTCGCACGACGCCCGCATCTGAGGCCAGCCCGCCGAAAGCGCGCCCCCGCAGCTAACCACTGCCACATATTCTTCCGCCTGCATATGGCGGCTGTCCCGTTATGGGAGCACACGTATTGGAACTCCGATAGGGAGAACACACATGCTTATGAACCGTCGCATCATGCGTATTGAGGGCGAGGACGCTACCGGCAGCAATGCCGGCGAGCAGACCACGACTGACACGCAGCAGGATGCACCCGCTTTCCCGACCAACACCCCGGTGAAGGACATGCAGCCGGCCGAGCAGGCCGCGTACTACAAGCAGCAGGCCCGCAAGCACGAGGACCGCGTTAAGGCGTACGGAGATTTCACCCCGGAGAAGCTGGCAGAGCTGACCCGTGAGCGTGACGAGCTCCGTCAGGCCAACCAGTCCGAGTCCGAGCGGGCGATCGAGGAGGCCAAGGAAGCGGGGCGCGCTGAGGTGCGTCAGCTTTTGGCGGCAGAGCGTGTGCGCACAGCTCTGACGTCCGCGCTTGCTGGTCGGGTGCCTGATGCTGATGCGCTCCTGGACCTTGACCGGTCCGTGTTCGTGAAGGGCGATAAGGCCGACACGGACGCGATCAAGGCATGGGTTGAGAAGCACAGCACCGAGTCGAAGGTGGCCAAGGGGGCTGGCGTTGTGCCGTCCCAGGGCGCCCGGGACAACTCGGTTGCGGTCGCTGGTGACCAGGGGCGCGCAGAAGCCGCGCGACGGTTCAAGAAGAGCACGTGAGCACGACAACATTCATTCTTCCTAAAGGAGTTCAACTATGACTGATATTTCAGTCCTCACTACGGTGAGCCAGGTCGAGAAGCGGTCCTGGTTGCTTTCCCCCCACGGCACCGACCCGGGCACCACGCCCTCGGTGACCCTTGACCCGGCTAAGTTCACGGCTGGCACGCACTACCCGAACGGGTATGTGCAGTCGGGCATCGTGGTCAGCAAGGTCACCGCTACGGGGCTTTGGGGCCCTTACGACGGAACCGCCACTGACGGCCGTGAGATCGTTACCAGCGGCCGCATTGGCATTCTTTTTGGAAGCCTCCCGATCCGGACTGGTTCCACGAGGATTGGTGGCGCTGTTGTGGTCCAGGCTTTTGTCGACCCGGCAAAGCTCCCTATCCAGTCTGGCGCTGGTTCTCTCACCGCGGCCGCGCGCACTGCGTTGCCCCTGATCCACTTCTCGGCGTAAGGGGACTGACTGATGGCTATTTTCTACGACGCACCCGTCAACCCCACCGACCTCACCGCGTTCGTGCGCGAGGTTCCCACGCCTGGTGACGCCACGTTCCTGAACGCGTTCCCGCGCCGGGACCTGACGACCAACACGATCAACTGGGCCGAGATCACGAAGACGAACCGGACCGCGCGGTTCCGTTCGCTCGACGGTCGCATCCACGTCTCCGAGCGTGACGCCGGCTCCGGCCGTTCCGTCAACCTGCTGCCCCTTGGTTCGTCCATCGGTGTCGGCGAGTACGAGCGCCTTCAGTTGGAGTTCGCCCGCACGGGCGGCACCCAGTCCGCGGCCCTCGCGAACGCGGTCTACAACGACGCCGAGTCCCTCACCAACGAGGTCCTCAACCGCCTCGACCAGGCCTGGGGCGACGTCCTCACCGACGGTGTCCTCACCATCAACGAAGAGGGCTTCCAGGGCGAGGCCGACTTTGGCGTTCCCGCGAACCACAAGGTCACAGCAAGCACGCTTTGGACGAACACGAGCACCGCAAAGGCGCTCACTGACTACATTGCGTGGAACGACACGTACGCGGCAACGAACGGTGTTGTGCCTGGCGCGGCCCGAGTCTCTCGACGTGTTGCTCGTTTGTTCCAGACGAATGCTGAGGTTGTTGCGGCCGTCGTCGGTAACTCTGGCCGCACTCGAATCACGTTGGACGAGGTGAACGGGCTCCTTGCCTCAGAGGGCGCTGCTCCAATCCAGGAGCTGCCCATCAAGCGGTATGACGTTGACGGCGTGACCGTTCCTGTCTTCCCTGATGACCGGATCCTGTTCACCCCGGAGAACCTGGGCGACCTTGGCTACACGGCCTGGGGTGTCTCGGCGACCGCGCTTGAGCTCGTTGGTTCCGCGCAGGCTGACCTGACGTTCCAGAACGCGTCCGGCATTGTCGGTGTTGTCCTCAAGGAGGGCCCCCCGTTCCGCCAGACCACGTTCGTTGACGCGGTTGCCATGCCTGTTCTCGCTGACGCGCGCCGCCTCATGGTGGCTGACGTCGCGTGACCGCCCGGCTTGCCTCGTACGTCTGGGTGACCAGCGGCGAGCATGAGTCGCAGTGGTTCGGTCCTGGCGATGACCTGCCCGAGTGGGCGGTTGCGCAGATCGATGCGGACAACGACAAGGCGTGGGCCGAGAAGCCTGCCGTCAAGTCGGTGCCTGCTGAGAAGCGTGGTCCGGGTCGTCCGGCGAAGGCTGCGGCCGACAAGTAGTCATCTGGGGCGGCCCGTCATGGGCCGCCCCGTGAGCGTTGGAGGGTGACTATGGGCTGGCAGACGGTCGGTGTGGCTGATGTGCAGAACCGGTGGCGTGTCCTCGATGCTGATGAGGCCATGATCGCGCCCACGTTGATTGCGGACGCGCAGGACATCTTGGAGACGGCCGCTGAGCATGCGGGTGTGACCGAGGATGTGGTGGCTGGTACGGAGCGTCTACAGCGCGCTTATGTGCGTGTGGTCGCGTCGATGGTTGCCCGTGTCCTCAAGAACCCGGATGGTTTCTTGACGGAGACCGAGGACGCGTACACGTACCGGCGTGACTCCGCGGTGTCCTCTGGGGCCTTGTATGTGTCGCCGGAGGAAATCGGGTCGTTGACTCCGATTCCGGTGCGTCGTCGTGGGGCGTTTTCGATCACGTTGGCGCCATGAGTCGCCGGTCGGTGTTGCATGCTGGCCGGCGGTTTGCCGAGCGGGGCATGGTCGACACGTGGGTCATCGGGGTTGAGCGCCGCGGTGAGCTCGACGAGGCGACGGGTGAGTACGTCGACGCCTTCACCCAGCACTACTTGGGGTTGGGTGCGCTCACGATCGGCGGTACAGCACCTCACGAAGTGGATGCGGCAGGTCAGCAGCTCGTCACCCAGTCGTCCGTCCTCGCCCTCCCCGTCGCCACAAGCGGCGGTGTCGGCAAGGACATGGTCGCCACCTGTGTCGCGTCCCAAAACGACCCGCACATGGTCGGTGTCCGCGTCCGCGTGACAGGACCATACCGGCAGACGTACGCCACGAAGCGGCGGTTCGAGGTGGAGGAAATCAATGGCTGATTTCAACGCCAAGGAGCTGTACCAGTTGGCCGCGGACCTGGGCCGGGCGCCTCGTAACGCGGCCCCGTATTTGGGGAAAGCGATCGAAGTAACTTCCCGGAACGTGAAGGATGCGTGGGCCGCGAAGGTCGGTGGCGGGCTGAACGCAGCTCTGCCGGCGTCGATCGACTACGAGCTCGTGGGCGCTAGCGGGTTCAGTGCGTTTGGTGGGTCGGTACTGGTTTCTGATATCGGCTTCAATCTTGCCAAGTTCGCATCGCCCCTCGGGTTTATTTCCGAGTACGGCACCGTTGCTCACCCCGCTCGGATGTATGGCGTAACCGCCCTCGGCGAGAACTTGGCGGACTTCGAAAAGGGTGTCGACGCCGCCATCGACGATGCGCTCAAGGCGTTGAATCTGTGAGCCTCACAATCCCGGACGCAACACCGGACATTCGCGAACACACGCGTGCCGTTGCGGCCCGCCTTGAGACACGGCCCATCCTCGCGGGTAGCACTTTCCACGGTTTGGTCACTGGCCAGCCGGAGCGTTACTGCGTGATCGAGGTACGGCGGAAGTACGCGCAGCACCGGTTCACGGGTGGGCAGGTTGCGCAGGACTACACGGTGGTGGTGAAGGGTGTCGGCAAGACGCCCGACCAGTCCCAGTTGGTGTCCGTCGAGGCCGCACGCGCCCTTCTGGGGGCCGTACTGGTTGTTCCTGGGCGTCGGTGCGACTCGTTGCGTCAGACGGACGCACAGCCGCCTGAAATTGATGCTGACATTAGCCCGCCGGTCTTTTACTCGGTGGACGTGTACGACTTCACGTCCGAGCCGGCTTAGTTGCCAGCTCATTACATGCCCTGCCCTGTGCAGGGCTTTTTCTGTTTGACCTGCCCGCGGTGATCTCCGTAGAGGGCGCAACTACATAGAGGAGACATCATGGCTCTTGAGCCGGTTCCCGCATCAACTCAGTCCGATGGTAAGTGGCGCATTACGTATGTGCCGTCTTCCGCTAACGCGCTTTCCGTGGCCGCCCTTGTCGGCGCCACCGCGAAGACCCTCACGTACTCCTTCACTCCCGATGGTTTCGCGTGGACGATCACGCAGGCGGTCGTTGAGGACAAGCGCCTCACTCTGACGCAGGATCTTTCCCGACCGGGTAAGACCTCGGAGACGCTTGAGGTCAAGTACGTGGCGTCGGACGACGCGGCTTCGGCGAACGCGATCCTGACCCCGGGTACGGAGGGAAAGCTGAACGTGCGTCGTGGTGTCGACAACGCTGTTGTTCCCACGGTTGGGCAGAAGGCGGACGTTATTACGTTCATTGCCGGCGCTCAGCGCCCTGACGCGCCGACGGAGAATGGTCTCGACACCATCTCGCAGACGCTCTATATCACGGCGCCCACGACCCGTTACGGCGTTCTGGTCGCGTAACCCTGATGCCCCTGCCGGGGTCTTCCTCCCATGAGGCCCCGGCAGGTTTCACCGTTCATGGGGGCGATCATGGGAGATGGTTATGGCGAGTTTCGCCGAGGTTTTGGCTGCGCGTAAGGCGCAGCTTGCAGAGTCGGCCCTGACCGAGGACGTTCAGGTGCTGTTGGGCGACGAGCTCGTGACGTTGCGTTATCAGGAACTGCCCGGTACCGATTGGGCTCGAATCGTAGCGCAGTCAGGGATGCGCAAAGACGTGCTCATCGATCGTGGTCTTGGTTACGACCCGCACCGTGCCGCGATATTGGCGTGGAATCAGTCGGGCAAGTTCGTCGATGGTGACGAGGCTGCTGACATCTCGAAGGAAGAGTGGGAGTCGCTTTTAGCAGTTGTTTACGGACCCGACTTCGCTGCTATGGCTGATGTCGTTTACCTCGTGCAGCAGCGGGGCCCCTACGAGCGCACGGCCGCGGCAAAAAAAGCTTCGACCGCCGGGTCGAAGACGAAGCGCACCTCGCCCGCGAGTTAGGGGTTAGTCTTCGCCGCCTGTATGGGTGGGAGCCGGCGGTCACGACGACGTATGAGTATGACGCTGATGGCCGCATGGCGGCGTCGGTGACTACGGCGGAACCCGAGTGGGACCCAGAGCAGGTTGCGTTACTGCTTGAGTCGCGTGCGATCGACGCCGAGCGTGGCCCGCATGGGTTTCCGATGTCGGATGCGACTGATCCGGCGAACCAGTTCGCGTTTGAGGGTTCGAAGGCGCCGTTGACGGACTGGGCCGAGAAGGCTAAGCGGGACCAGATGGATGCGTTCTACAAGAGGTGGCCGGATGCGCCGCGTAACGGGCACATCTGGACGGTGAAGAAGCGTCAGGACGACTGAGCGGCCTTCTTGCGGATGCCGCTGATGAGCAGGGCGACGCCGCCTGCGATGAGCAGCAGGGCGAGCACGAGACCGCCGCCGGCTCCGTCTTCGCCTGACATCTGGGTGGCTCCGTAGAGGCCGGAGAGCAACCCCCAGGCGACGAGTAGTGCGCCGATGACGATCTGCACGGTTCCGGTGGGCTTCTTGGCTGCGTTATTCATGCGCTGATCCTACAACTAAACAGCTTTCCCTTGGGGGTTCATTTTGGCCGAGCGCAAAACTAAGGTCTCTCTGATCCTTGACGCAGCGAACTACATCGCTGGCATGGAGAAGGCCGCCAATAAGACGCGTGAAACGGGTTCCGAGTCCGAGAAGGCAGCGCAGAAGCTTCAATCGACGTCGCAGGCTATGACCGCGGTCGGTGTTGGGGCGTTGGGTCTTGGGGCGCTGGCGGCTGCCGGCGTTGCGATGGCAGTAAATAAGTTTGCGGAGTTTGATCAGGCGATGTCTGAGGTGCAGGCGTCCACGCATGAGACCGAAGCAAACATGGGTCTATTGCGTGAAGCTGCTATTGATGCTGGCGCGTCGACTGTATTTTCGGCTACCGAGGCGGCAAACGCGATCAATGAGCTCGCGAAGGCGGGTGTGTCAACGGCTGACATTATGGGTGGCGGTTTGTCCGGCGCTCTTGACCTGGCTTCGGCTGGTGGTCTTGAGGTTGCTGACGCGGCTGAGATCGCTGCTACTGCGATGACGCAGTTCAGCCTAGCCGGGTCCGAAGTTCCCCATATCGCTGACCTTTTGGCGGCTGGTGCGGGTAAGGCGCAGGGTTCTGTGCAGGATTTGTCTGCTGCTTTGAAGCAGGGCGGTTTGGTTGCTTCGTCGGCGGGCTTCTCGATTGAGGAGACGACGGGTACGTTGGCGGCTTTTGCTGCTGCGGGTCTTGTTGGTTCCGATGCTGGTACTTCGCTCAAGACGGCTATCATTGCTTTGCAAAACCCGAGCGATAAAGCTGCCGGAGTTATGGAGAAGTACGGCCTTAAGGTCTATGACGCTCAGGGCAAGATGCTGAGCATGTCTGGTATCGCCGGCCAGTTGCAGCAGCGATTTGGTGGGCTTGACGACGAGACGCGCAACGCGGCTTTGGCGCAGATTTTTGGTAACGACGCTTTGCGTTCGGCGAACGTGCTTTATGCGCAGGGTGCTGAGGGTATTAGCTCGTGGGAGAACAAGGTAAACGACAGCGGCTATGCCGCGGAGACGGCCCGCCTTAAGCTAGACAACCTTAAGGGTGACGTCGAGAAGTTGGGCGGGGCATTTGATTCGGCTCTTATCGGATCTGCAAGTGGCGCGAACGTGGGTCTGCGTCAACTGACACAGGCTGCTACCGGGTTACTGGATGGCTTCAATGCGCTTCCCGGCCCCCTCCAGGGGGTTGCTTTTGGTTTGACTGCTGTTGTCGCTGGTGTTGGTTTGCTTGGCGGTGGCTTGTTGTTGGCGGCGCCCAAGATTGTGGCCGCTAAGGTTGCCATGAAGGATCTAGATCTGACCGTGGGTAAGGTCGGTAAGGGTATCGGTAAGGCGGCTATTGCTGGGGCCGCTTTGACGGCCATCAGTGGCGCAGTGTCGAGTTTCGGTACTGAGGTTTCCCTGTCCGCGGATGAGCTAGCGAAGCTGGATAACGCGTCTAAGGCTGGCGGGTTGAAGTCGCTGAATGCGGAGTTTGCGAATACTCAGTCGGGCGCTAAGGGCCTCAAGGAGACTTTGAAGCGGGAGTTCTCGGGGGACATTTTCGAGGGCACCGCGGCGGCGTCCAGGCCTGTTTATGGGGCGATCAAGGCGCTGACTGTTGGCCTTGTTGATTTGAATGCGCAGTCGGATAAGAACCGTGCGAAGTTCAAGGAGCTGGGTCAGAACTTGGCGACGCTTTCGGGCACGGACTTCCCGGCTGCTCAGAAGCAGTTTGGTGAGTACGTGAAGGCTGCCGGCGGTGGTGAGGAAGCCACTAAAAACCTTCTCAAGGCGATGCCGGAGTACAAGGCGGCGTTGGTGCAGACGTTGACCGAGCAGGGCCGTACGGCGTCGGGTCAGGAGATCCTGAACCTGGCGTTGGGTAAGGGTGAGGCGGCGACGCAGGCCGCGCGCGATGCTGAGGCTAAGCACATCGGCACCTTGTCGGACATGGCGGGTCAGGCGGGTGATACCGGAGACGCGATCGAGGGCTTGTCTGATGAGTTGCGCAACTTCGGTAAGACCACGTATGACCTGATTGACGCCGAGTCCAAGTTCTACGAGGCGACCGATGCGGCTACGAAGTCGTTGGGCGAGGATGGGTTCAAGAGGTCGTTGGACCTGTCTACTGAGGCCGGCCGTAAGAACATGGATCAGTTGACGGGTATTGGTTCGGCTACGAACGAGTTCGCTGCGGCGACTTATGACTCTTCTGGTTCGGTTGATGAGTTGAACGCGAAGCTTGGTGCGGGCCGTCAGCGGTTGATTGATTCTGCGATTTCGTTTGGTGCTACTAGGGAGCAGGCGGAGCAGTACGCAAATCAGTTGATTGCGACGCCGGATCAGGTGAAGACGCGTGTGAATCTTGAGGGCGCGGCTGTTGCTCAGGCTGCTATTGATGCGTTGACGGTTTCTCGTTCGTTCACGTTGACCGTTGCTCTTAGAGGTTTTCAGCAAGCTGTGGATACGATTTCTCAGTGGAAGGCTGATGGTAAGAGGGCTGCGGGTGGAGCAATCTATGGCCCGGGCTCGGGTACGTCTGATACGGCTGGCTTGTATGCGTTGTCGAACGGTGAGCATGTGCTTACTGCCGATGAGGTTAAGCGCATGGGTGGCCAGCAGGGCGTGTATGCGTTCCGTGAGCAACTGAAAGGTTCCGGTGTGCGTCGTTATGCGGAGGGTGGTGCGGTGCAGTATGCGCCGTCTGCTCCTGTGGTGGTGTCGTCGGGTGTTGCGCCGAGTTTCAATGTGATGGTGCAGTCGAAGGGCGGTGTTGATCTGCTCAAGTATGTGGATGTGCGTGTTCAGCAGAACGATTCGGCTGCGGCGTTGGCGAGCATGATGGGTCGGCGTCGCTGATGGGTGAGTTGGCGGCGGGGCCGTCGGGTTATTTTCAGCCGAATCCGAGCATGGTGCTTGATGGTGATGGGTATTATTCGACGGGTGATTTGAAGCCGGCGTCGGGTCGGCCTGGTTACTATGTGGCTGAGGTTGAGGATCCGACGACGCCGCGTTTGCGGTTTGTGCCTGAGGGTAATGGGTTTCCGCCTGGTGTGGATGTTGTTATCCAGAATTTGGGTGGGGCGGCGTCGGCGACGTTGTTTCGGTTTGCTGGTGGGCGCCAGTTTGAGGTTCGGTCTGCGGTGCGTGTTCCTGTTGCGGGTGCGTTGTCGCGGTTGGATTGGGAGGCGCCGGCTGGCTTGGTGACGTATCGGGCGCAGTTGTTTAGTGCGTCGGGTGTGTCGTTGGGGTTTACGGCTGCGGCTTCTATTGAGGTTGTGTTGGATCGGTGTTGGGTGCATAACCCGTTGGATCCGACTGGTGCTGTGGCTGTGATGTTGCAGGATGGTTCGGCGCGGTCGTTGTCGCGGCCGGTGCAGGGTGAAACGTTTTTCCCTTTGGGTCGGCGTGTTGGCGTTGTTGTGTCTGGTGTGCGTTCTGGTTTGCGGGGCGTGACGTTGGATATGGTGACGGATTCGGTTGCTGATGCTAATCGGGTGCGTGAGTTGGTTGGTTCGTATTCGCGTACGACTGTGCCGGTTCTTTGTTTGAGGTTAGCTTCGGCTGATCGTGTGCGTATTCCGTCGCCGTTTTTTGGGTCGGCGTTGGATGTTGTTGAAGTTGATATGAACTACAACATTGGTGGTACGCAGATTGCGCATCAGTGGGAGTCGGATGAGGTTTCTCCTCCGGCTCCTTCTTTGTTGGTGCCGTTGTTGACGCGTGCTGATTTGGATGCAGCGTATTCGACGCGTGCTGCGAGGGATGCGGATAATGCGTCGCGGCTGATTTTGGATCGTCGTTTTGATCTGATTGGTCGGGCTCGTGATGGTTTGGCGCGTGTGTTGCCGACCCGGAAGGTGTTGGATGCGCGGTTCCCGTCGCGTGGCGCGAAGGATGCGTCGCAGGCGACGCGGAGTGCGGCTGACCGGCCGGCGGATCTGATTGTTTCGTGACCTAGTTAGGGGTTCTGTTGAGGGCTTCTAGTAGGCAGTTGCGTGAAGTGTTGGAGTCCGATTTCACGGCGGAGCTTCTTGTGGATGCGTATCGGGGGGCGACGCGGACGTTGGAGGGTCTACCTCCGGTGTCGTGGTCGTTGTCGTTCAACGGTGAGGCGGATATTCCGTCTGGTGGGTCGATGACGGTGGCGGCGGAGTCGACGGCTGGTAGGTCGTTGGTTCCGGTGCGTGTGTCTGATCCGTTGGCTCCGTTTGGGCAGGAGCTGAACGTGTCGGTGCGGGTTTCGGCGGATGCGTTCAGTGAGGTCGTGCGGCTTGGTTGGTTCCGGATCGTGTCGGTTCCGGGTACTCGTGATGGTGCGTTCGATTTTGCGGGCCGTCAGGTGGCGCCGACGTCGGTTGTGGAGTTGACGCTGCTGGACCGGTTGGTGGGTGTGCAGCGGTGGGGGTTCCCGTCGGAGCAGTCGCCTCCTGATTTGGGTTCGTGTTGGGCTGAGATGCAGCGGTTGTCGGGGATGCAGTTGGACCGGTCGATGCCGGATAGGGGGATCCCGTCGACGGTGGTGTATGAGGCGTCGAAGGGCGGCCGTTTGAAGGGGTTGCAGGAGCTCGCGCAGGTGTTGGGTGGTGTCCCGTTTGTGACGGCGTCTGGTGCCTTGTCTGTGGCTCCTACGGCGGTGGGTGTGCCTGTTGGTCGGTTGCGGTCGGTGGGTGACAGGGCGACGGTGTTGCAGTTGTCGTCGTCGATGGAGTCTGAGGATGTGTTTAACGAGGTCATTGGTGATTTTGAGACACCTGACCGTGACCCTATTCATGCTGAGGCGCGCTTGTATGAGGGCGCTTTGTCGGTGCTGGGTCCGTTGGGGACGAACACGAAGTTCCTGCGTGCGTCTGATTTTCCGTATGTGACAACACAGCAGCAGGCGGATGACGCGGTGAACGCGGAGTTGCGGCGTGCTTCTACGGTGCGCACGTACCGGGTGAAGGCCGATTGCATCATCAACCCGTTGGTGGAGTTCGGTGACACGTGGGAGTTGGAGATGGAGAACGGGCGGGTGTTGACGGGCCGTGTTGTTTCGGTTGGTTTCTCTGACGGGTTCCAGATGAGTGTGGAGCTTGAGGTGTCTGGTGCCGTCTAGGGGCCGCATTTTCGACGATGCGGTGGCTTCCATTCCTACGGTGGGTTCGAAGGTGGGCCGGTTCTTGCGCCGTGATGGTGTGCGTGCGACGGTGCAGGTTGGAGGCACGCAGGTTTCGCTGCCGTTCTTGTTGACGGTGTTGCCGCCGGTGAACCATCCGGTGCAGGTCGAGTCCCGTGACGGGGCGTTGGTGGTGTCGGGTTTGGCCCGCCCCTTGCCGGACGTGGGCCAGGTGACGGCGGTGTCGGGTACGGCGCTGACGGTCCTGGGTTGGGGTACTACGGACGGTGCGAAGTTTCAGGCGTCGGCCGGCTATCTCGGGGCTGCTGTGGGTCAGCGGGTGCACGTGTCGTGGGGGTATGAGGGCGCGGTCGCTGACCGTGTCCTTGATGCGGCTGTGGCGCCTCCCCCAACACCGGCTGATCCTGGGCCGTCTGATACGGGCAACTTCAACCCGCGCCCGTTCTTGGCTGTCGATTCGGGTTCGTATGACGGCGAGTGGGTCACAAACGATGTCCGTGCGGCGCCGAATATGTTGTCGGCTTGGTGGTATGGGCCGGGTGTTGCGGATTCGATTCCGGATGATGCGCGTATCACGTCGGCGTCGATCTATTTGCCGTTCCGGCAGGCGTTGGGTGCGTCACCGCGGTTGCGTTTGCATACCGATCCGGTGAAGCCGGGTGGGGCGCCGTCGTTCACGAACGTTGCGGTTGCGGTTCCGGCTGTTACTGGTTGGGTTCCGTTGCCTACGAACTTTATTGACTACCTCGCTGCGAACCGTGGCGGGCTGGGTTTCGAGCATGGTGGCGACCATATTGCGTTTGGTACGCAGCGTGACGCTTTGTCTGGTGCGCTTGATATTTCTTGGTCTTACAGGCCGATCCTTTAGGAGGACATTATGACGGCAGATAGTTTCGGTTCTAAGGGCCAGCCGCTTTTCGATTCGAACAAGCCGCCGGACACGGCTGTTGACCAGAACTTGATTTCGAACTTTGCGGCTAAGGTGGGTAACCGTATTGTTGGTACTGAGGATGATAAGTCGAAGTTGACTGCGGCTGGTGGCGCGTGGCCGGGGTTGCAGTATCACACGACTGAGTTCGGGTTCGATTACGAGTATTCGGCGGCTGATGGTTGGAAGCGGCAGATTTATTCGGGCAATGGTTTGATCATCCGTTCGGGGATGGCGAGTGTGACGACGAACGCGAATGGTGATGCGTCGATCCCGATTGATGCGTTCCCGTCTACGATTGTGGGTGCTGTCATTCAGGACTCGAACGCGGCGTTGACGAATGGGCAGATTCATACCCGTTTCAATTTGGCGGGTTCGCGTACGAACATGCTGGCTGTGCGTTTCATTGAGACGAACGGTTCTCCGTTGGAGAATTTCGCAACTCGGGTGTTCTATATCGCCTGCGGGTTCTGATGGTTAACGGCACGCTCGACACGAGCACCCTGGTGCAGATCGACGGCGAGCCGGGTGATCTGCTGCGGCGTGATGCGGCTGGCTACTGGAATGCGTTGCAGCGCGATTTCCGGCGGGATATGGGTTTCGGTCTCGGAGTCCGGGAGGCGTACCGGCCGTTGGCGGTACAGATCGGGTACTTCGTTACTCGGTACTCGAAGACGAGTCGCAACACGGGCTTGTACTACGACGGCTCCTACTGGGTGAAGAAGGCTGGCGTCCCGGCCGCGGCACGTCCGGGTACGTCGAAGCACGGCGACGGGCTCGCGGTAGATGCGGCGATCGACAGCTTCACGTCTCCGGCTTACCGGTGGCTTGCTGCGAACGCTGGCCGGTACGGGTTCGGCAACAACCAGGGCAAGAACGATGGCGAGCCCTGGCATTGGGTGTTCGGCGAGACGCGCCCTTCTGTGGCTCCGGCCGCTCTCGATACTGAGGAGATTGATATGCCCATTACTAATGACGAAATTGAGCGTATCGCACAGAACGTGTGGAACGTCGCCCGAGAGAATCCCGCCAACGCGAACAAGCTGACGAAGACGGGTGATCTCCTCCGTTACGGCGAGGCGTCTGACATTGCCCGCCGCGATGAGATCGTGGCCGCGGTGAACGGTGCACTGATGCCGCGTCTTGCGCAGATTGTGGAGTGGCTGGACGGTCGTTTCAACGGGTCGAACGCTGAGCGGTCTGCGGAGGCTGACGAGCTGTTGGCGGCGTTGAAGGCGGTTGCTCCGGGTGACACTACGGTTCTGGCTGATCTGACTCCCGTGTTGGCTGCGGTCGAGTCGTTGAAGGCGTCGCTGCCCGATGAGACGCGCAAGGCTTTGGCTGCCGCGTTGGCGTCGTGAACCTCCGCGCTCATGGGGTTGCGTTGTGGCGCCGGTCGATCTGGCACCCGCGCGCGATTCCGTTGGCGGAGTGGAAGTACCGTCACATCAAGCGCTTGTGGCTGCCCCTGTATGACGTCGGCATCTTTTGTGCCGCGGTTGCTGGTGTGGTGTTTGGGGTGCCGGCGATTGAGGAGTTCTATACGAAGGCACTCCTTGATACGGTTGCTGTCTTTGTGATGGTGGCTGCTGTTGCTTGCTTGGCGGGTGTTGCGTTCCCGGGGTTGTGGCGCCTGGAGGTCATCGCAAAATCGTGTGTCCTCGGTGTCCTGTTCATCTACGCTTTTGCGCTCGTTGTGCTTACGGCTGACGGTGACCCGAACCGTGGGTTTGTTGCGATCATCGCGTTGCTTGCGATGGGCCCCCCGCTGATACGCATGTCGATCCTGCGTGAGGAGCGGCTGACCCGCGACGCGAAGGCTGGGCGTAAGTGACCCCGGGTGATGTCCTCGGTGGTCTAGGCATCCTGTCGTCTGTGCTCGTGGGGCTTTTCGTGCTCCTCGGTAAGCGGGGCGAGAACGCCGTCGCCGAGGGGACGACCAAGTCCGAGGCTGATGCGCGCATTGATAAGAGACAGGCTGACGAACTGACGCGGTTGTACGAACGCATGGATGAGGCCGAGGCAGAGATCGAGGCACTCAAGAAGGCTGAGTCCGCTACTCGCCGCGAGAACGGCACGATCCGTGACGTGGTGGGGAAGTGGTTCCGCGAGCTCCGGTCGTGGGACATGGCGGGGCGGCGGGGTGACATGCCTTTGCCGTCCCAGCCGGACATGAAGCTGCTGGACCTGGATCCGAGCCCTGGCGATAGGTGATCGGGGACCAAAGTGCCGGTAGCAATTTGGTCCCCTGGCCCGTGGGTTGGGGCGACACTACCGCACCTGCCGGCCGGCGGGTGCGTTTCTGAGATGGAAGGGTGACGAATGTTCACTGCACAGTTTTGGGTTGCGACGGCCGAGCGGGCCGTTAAGACGGTCGCGCAGACGGCGTTGTCGTTCTTCGTGATTGGTACGACGGGTCTACTGGATCTGGATTGGGCTGCCCTGGGTTCGGTGGCTGGTGCGGCTGGTGTCGCGTCGGTGCTGATGTCGGTTGCGTCTGCGGGCGTGAACGGTACCGGCCCGTCGGTGGCTGGCGAGGAGCTTCGCCCGGAGGTGCGCTCTTGATGGGCGACGCTGAGGAGGTTGAGCTTGTGGGCGGCTACGAGGCCCCGGTTGACCCGATGGATGACATGCAGTGCGAGTCCTGCCAGTAGCACCCTGACCGTTCAGGTTTGTTCGTTCACCGCCACCTTCGGGTGGCTTTTCTAGTTAAGGGGCGGACATGCCGAACCGTGTCGTTGTTGTGTCCCCGCGTGTAGGCGCGGGTGTTGTTCCCGGTCCGGGGTTGCGTGTGGAAGTGGTTGCGCACCCGGACCGGGTTGTTCCGATGCCGGGGTACATGATGCTGCCGGCGGATGACCCGTCGGCTTGGCCTACTGCCGATGAGGCGGGTGACTTCCGGTTGTCGTTGCCGTGCACACCAGTGGGTTCTGACTGGGGTTGGGTGCTGGGCGCGCACGTGGTTGACGCGTTCGGGCGGCTTGTGGCTGAGGTCCCGGAGGCCACGTATCGGTTGCCGGAGGGCGGCGAGGTCGCTTTAGCGGATCTTACCCCGGTTGATTTGCCGCCTACTACTCCGGGCTTGCCGTCGAACTTGGTGCCCTGGCCGGAGGATCCGGCTTTCTATTACGTCCCTTGAGCGGACGTTCACATTCTTTCTACCCCTGGCTTTCCGGTCGGGGGTATTTCTTTGCAACGGAAGGCCGGGCATTGTGGCACCTCTGATTCCTAGTGTCGATGGTGGTTACAAGCTGCCCGACGAGACCATGTTGGCTATCCGGACTGCGTTGGCTGGTTCGTTTCAGACCAAGGCGCAGGTTGTCGCTGCGATCGCTGAGGCGTTGAAGAACGGCGACGTGGATTACGGGCCTGTTGGTTCCGCGATGGGCAAGCTCGATTCGAAGAGCGCAGCTAAGTTCATTGTTGCTGCTGCCGCCGACTCGACTGCGGATGAGACCGACGAGTGGTTTGAGGGTGCGTGGCGCGCCATCTTTGCGGCGTCTTACCCTGAGCGCGCTGTGGCCTTGCGGCGGTTCAACAAGGCCACGGATCAGTACAGTGCGCAGGTCAATTGGCAAAACGGTACGGGCTCCCCGGGGACTGCGGTCACGGGTACCGAGGCTGGCGGGCCGGTCAGTTCAACCAAGACGGTTTTTCTGTTCTCGGACAGCTTTAACCGTACGACTGATGAGCTGATTGGGTCGCGGGCCGAGACGTCTTCGGCCGCGTGGATTGGCGCTACGGGGCAGTACACCTTACCCAACGCGAGCGTCGTTGCCGCCCGGCTCGTGTCGACGAGCCCGCCCGTGTCGGGCGGAAACCCGGACACGCCGGTCTGCGCGTTCATCACGGACGCCCCGCACGATGACCTCGACGGTAAGTGGTCGACCTCGTTCCGGCTGTCTACGGCCACGAATGGGCGCACGTACCGGACCCGGTTCTGGGGCCCCCTATCTGAATCCGGTGATGGCCTCTGGCTGGACATGGTCTATTCCGACTCGATGGTTGCCGTCCAGCTGGCGGGCAACTTGGGCGCGAACATTCGCACGGTTGCTTCGTTCCCGGCGTCGGTGATGGAAACCAACAAGGTCGACCAGTTCCTCAAGTTCGACCTGACCATCAAGGGCCGAGCCCTGACCGCACAGTTGGGCACTTCCACCGTCACGGGTGTCGTCACGGAACAGGAACTTGCGGCCTGGAAGGCGTATGACCGTGTGCAGTTTGGGTCCAACGACGACCGGTTCCGTCTTGACTATGTGACCTTGGCGGCACAGCAGACCACGGTAACCGAGTCAACTGGTACCCCCGTCACGATCTCTCCGGGCGTTGGTTTGCAGGCTGCCGTTTACAACGGTTCCATTGCCGGGTCAACGATCGAGGATCAGTTGGTTCGGTTTGAGAAGCTGTACCCGGTGCGCCCTGATCTGATGATGATTGGGCACGGCCTTAACTACGAAGCCGATTCGCCCACTGTGTTCCTGGCCTCTATTCAGGCTTTTGTGGACAAGCTGCAAAGCGTTTACCCGGGCACCCCGGTAGCAATCATTTCGCAGAACCCTCGCTACCCGGCGGCTGGTGTTCCCGCTTCCCGGGTGCCCGATCATGAAGCCCGCCAGAAGGCCATTGCTGCGTACGCGGCCGCACGTCAGTGGCTTTTCATTGACACGTTTTCGGCGTTCGAGAAGCTGCCCGATGGTGGCCTCGGATATGTGATCGACGATAAGCACCCGAACGCGGCGGGCCGTGCAGTGCAGGTAGCGACCGTGCGTGCCGGGCTCACGTCGATTGCCTCCACGACTCCGCCTGGTGTCGCGACTGGGGTCCGCCTTGAACAGGTCCCCAACTTCCCGTATCGACTCCGGATCCAGAGCTAGGAGCTCCCATTGGTGAATCCTTCTCCGAAGACTTCTTCGGCCGCGTTCCGTCGACGCGAGATGAACATTTTGCAGTCCTGCACCCAGAAGGGTGTTGTGATCTTGTTGCAGACGGACTCGATCAATCAGGTTGAGTCTGTTGATGGCCGTTATGGGTCGTGGCAGGGCGGTTTGCAGCGCAACATGGACCGTGTTTTCCCGGTGACGTCGATTAAGGCGATGCTCGACGGGTTGCCGGTCCCGCAGGTGGCGGGGCTTGAGGACTTCGTGTTGCGGCCCTTGTCGTTCGAGTCGCACTTGTCGCGTACGACCTGGGACGTTGCAAACGTTTATGGTATGGCGCCTACTGGGCGGAACGGTACTGCCGCGTATACGCACGGCCGCGGGTTGCAGGCCACGTCTCAGTCGGCGGGCCAGGCGCGCACCCAGACGAGCGTCGCTACGGCGATGGAGTGTTACGTCGCCACTCAGAAGGTCGGCGACAGCTACACGGTGACCGTTGACGGTGTCGAGATTGCGAAGGTCACGTCTACCTCCAACGTCCGCAAGTGGCGCAAGCACGAACGCATTGGTATGCCGCTTGGGCAGCACTCTATGGTGATCACCTTCACGTCTGGCACGTGCCTTTTTGATGCGATTGATCATCACGTGGGTTCCGAGCGGAAGGGTATCCGCATCGTGAACGCCGGCCGGTCCGGTGTGTCCCTGAACAGTTACGCGAAGACTGGGCCCGCTTCGGATTCCGAACAGAAGTGGGCTGAGGTTCACCCGCTACTCGCCGACGACCAGGTGTCCGGTGTCGACATTGGCATCCTGACGTTGTCGACGAACAACATGGGCGACCCTGAGGACGCGTTCGAGCAGATGCTTGACGAGTATGTGTCCCGGTTCCAGTCGGTGAACAAGAATGGGCTGTTGCACATCATGTTCCCCGCGCAGCCTAACGCGATTCCGGCAAATGGTGACGACTGGCCCGGCAAGCATCGGGCCGCGCATCGTGTCGCGGCGAAGTACGAGTGGGTGTCCGTCGATTCGTTGTGGGCGGGCGAGGTTCCAGGGCGCATCCCCCGCATTGAGAACACCGAGTCGGACAAGATCAAGGGGCTGCACCCGAAGTCGAAGGTGCTGCTGGGCGACAACCTTCCGTACGGGTACGCGAAGTTGTCTGCTGCGATCCTTGACCAGTCGGCTTTCACTGGTGTTGCCCCCGACCCTGGTGAGGAAGTTCCGGATCCGGGCGGCGATGTCACCCCGCCGACGGTAGCGGTTATCACTGGCGACAATTTGACTGTCAACGAGAATGGTTCGTTCACGTTCTCGGCGGACATTACGGACGCATCTCCGGTGGGTATCGCCGCTGTGCGCACTGTCGCGGGTGATCTTCTCGGCAACCTGATCAATACGACCGGTAGTAGGTACGAGCTCACGTTGACGTGGCGTCAGCTTCGCGCGTTCCTCGCTGATGGCGTCACCGCCGTTCGCTGGTTCATCGTCGCCTACGACACTCCCGGAAACCGTACCGCTACGAGCGCCCGCAATCTGACGGTCGTTACCCCGTCGAGCGCACCTGTTGCGCCGGTGATCGCGAACATCACCGCAACAGGGTTCAGCACGGCCGGCGCGTCGATCACGATTAGTGCCGACGTATCGCACGACTCGGGTATTGAGATTGTGCCCCTGAACATCGAGGGCGCTTACGCGGTCAACTTGGTCCGCCCGGCTTCGGGTATCAGTTGGACGGGAACCTTTGACCGCAACCTGTTCCAGGGTGGCGACGATTACGCCGTTGGCGCCCGGTCGAAGGCGGGTACTACCGCGTTCTCTGCCCGCCTCCCTTACACGTTGGTTGGTACAGCGGATGTCACGGCCCCCACTGGGCGCATGACGAAGCCGATCACGAATACGACGTTGCCTGACGCGTTCACGTTGGAAGCGTACGTGGTGGACGCTGATAGCGGCGTGGCTCGGGTGAGCTTCTTCGTCGAGTCGACCTTCCTTGTGGATGGCGACTACACCTCGCAGGGTTTGTTCTCCGTGGACGTGACGGCACAGGCAGTGATTACCGCTTCCCCCACCGGGCGTCGCTTGCGGGCACGGATGGAAGATCGTGCCGGGAACGTGTCCTACACGGACTGGATTGACTTCTCGGTACCGGAGCAGACAATCACCTCGGACGCTTTCGTGCCAGTCCTTGATGGGAACACGCGCCTCCCTGGTGAGCCAGCCGTGTTGGCGGCGTGGGATGCCCGTTTCGGTGGCGCGGGTGGTGCTACCGGCTTGTCGTATGCGACGGACCCGGATGGTGTTCCTGTTCTTGTGGTGTCGACTGATGGCACCTATTTGCAGGACGACCCGGACGGTACACCTGTCCTTGTTTTGGGGAGCTGACCGTTGGTGAAGATCCTGCCGTCTGTGGATAGCACCAGCTTTCGGTTTCCCCCGCAGGTGGTGGCTGCTCTTGCTGAGCAGCTGCCACCGCCCGGTACCGCGGTGACGGTACAGACCGACCCTGATGGCACCCCAGTGCTCGTGATTGGAGTTTGACGTGGCTGATGTTCGCATTCGTGTGTTGACGCCGGAGTTGGCGGCAGCGAAGTACGCGACCCTGACGGCCGTGGCGGGGCTCACCAAGAGCGCGGTCGGGTTGGGCAATGTCGACAATACGGCGGATTCAACGAAACCGGTATCGACGGCACAGAAGGCGTACATCGATGCGGCTGATGCGTTGAAGGCTGATGCTGCCGCGACGACCACGGCGCTTGCTGGTAAGGCTGATGCGTCGGCCACGACGTCTGCCCTAGCCGGTAAGGCTGATGCCGCGGCGACCGCGTCTGCGCTTGCGTTGAAGGCGGACGCGTCCGCGGTCTACACGAAGACGCAGGTCGACGACAAGGTCGCTGCCGGTGTGGGTTCCTCCCCTATCCGCTTGTGGGATAAGACTGCTCGCACCTGGCCTGCCGTCGGTAACGGGTCCGCCCCCGTCGTGTTCATGTCCACCAATGACAAGACTGCCGACGTGCCCGCCGGCATGCGCGTTGAGCTTGACGTGTGGATCCCCCACGTGGATGCGACCAACGCGTGACCCGGCTCCTCCAGCGGACCAGCAGCAACCTGCTCCGCGGCGTCGGCCTCCGAGATGTGGATTTGGGTGCAGCGTATTGGGACTGGTCCGACACGAACCGTCCCACCCGGTACGCGTCGGCCGCGGACTGGGAGTCGCGTATTCCCGCCGGAATCCCCCGGGCGGATATCAGCACGAGTTCATCGGACTTCTACACGAACCTCAAGGCCACCGTCGACGCCGCCCCCGGTCGGGTGCTCGTGAACCTCGACGAGGGCGACTACGTCCTCAACCAGTTTCGCCTCGCCGGCCCGTCCGGTGACCCGTCCTACGCGTTCGGGGTGTGGCTGCCAAAGCTCGCCGGGTTCACAGGGGCCGGGTACGACAAGACATTCGTGAGCATGGCCGGGAACAGCGTCACGCAGGGGCAGCTCGACCGGCTGTCCGGCATGACGCAAGCCTCGTACGCACCGAACCAGATGGCGGTGGCGCGCATCGACTCGTCTGTCTCGTCACCGTTCTTCATGGGCGGGCTCACGTTCCGCTCCGATAACCAGAACCCTCTTACCTCGATTAGCCCCGACATCAAGGGCAACATCCTGGTGCCGCAGCCCGCCCCGCACGGCGGCGTCATCTTTTACACCGACGGCGCCGGAGTCATGTCCCACGTCCGCTTTCAGGGCGTCGGGAAGGCGTGGAACAGCCAGCCGCCGTTCGAGCACGCAAATACGTCCAGCAACCGTGGCCGCATCTCGCTGTACAACGTCGAGTCCGACGGGCGTATCGCATCTGTCTACGACCCAGCCAGGCCCCGCAAGTGTGGCGTGTTCATGACGAACGATGCTTATGAGTCGCGCCTGTTCGACACGTGGCTGCACCACTCGGCGGTGTCGCGGTACGCGGCCAACGACCAGGGCATGAGTACGGCAGGACGGGTGTACGCGGTCTCGCGGACGAAGATCGAGCAGATCACCACGACCAAGAACGACGGGCGTGGCGGCTACACGAACGCGACGCCGCTGGGCTGGGAGTCAACGAACGCGGAGCTCATCCTCACCGACATCATCGTGTCGCAGGACAACCCGTACACCGACGGGCAGATCCCGCAGCACTTGCAGGTCACGCACGTCGGCGCGGCCTCGGACGACTCGTCCGGCGGCCGCATGCGCGTCTACGGCGGCTCCTTCCGGAACACGGTCGTCCCGCAGCTCGACGGCATGGCGTGCATCCGCGCCACGCCGTCCCAGTG